ATCATACGTGCCTGTAAAGAACTAGCCCACACTCTAAAGTCAGGTGAAAACTTACCAGAGTGGGTAGAAGAAAAGATATCCATGAGCAAGCAGAACATGGTCACTGTGTCCGAGTATCTACAGAGCCAACATGCGCAGGGTCACATCTATGACGAAGACCACTCCACAGCCACAGGCGGTTGGGGTCAGGCAGCGAGAGGTGCGATTTATAAATCCGGAGCACTGGTTGGGGCAGGACATGATGATCGCACCATGGAGGCCATGTTGCCGGCCAGCGTGTTCGCAGGTAGCAAGAAGAATAAACTGGGTCCAGCAGGCCAATGGCGTAACAAGGGTCCTAAAAAGAACTCACCAGCTCGTGCAGGTGATCTAGTCGGCGGAGCTGCCGAATCTATACAGAGAGAAGCAACTGGCCCTCAAGTTGGCATGGCATGGCAGAATGCCAAGGCTGGTCCTACATCTCCTGAAGAAAAATGGAAACGCCAGGTAAGGACACTGGCTACACAATATCAAAAAAATCCCAGCATGCTAGCCAACCTAGCTAAGGAAACAGGGCAGGACAGCATTGAGCAGGTAGCCTGGGAATATCTGAAGTCACCTAGCAAAGGAATCCGTGTGCCGGGGACACAAGATGATGCCAACAATCCAAATAGCTCTACTTTTTGGAGCAAGGTTGCTCAAGGACTACCAGTCCAGCCAACACTGCAAGGGCAAGATCTCTTGAATGCCGCTGTGGCTGAACTGAAAAAATTAGGCTACGGACATGATCGAGAATTATTAGCCAATGTAATGAATGGCAATGCCCTGATACATAAAAACATACAGTCAGCATATGACCGTAAGGTACAGCGTGCTAGCCAGGTAGGAGAATCCAATGATTACCTATCCAGCTTACAAGAACGCCTAGATCAAGAAATGGCAGAACGTTCAAAGAGTCAAGCACAGGCACAGATGATGGCAGCAGCCGCTCACAATCCAGCTTTCGCTAAGAAGGTTGGTATCAAGACCAATGTAGCCAAAGAATTTAATCGAGCTGACACAGGCAAAGACATCAGCAAGCTACCTAGACGTGTTATTCCTAAAAAACGTAAAAAATGAAACTGAACGAACTGATCAGAGAAGATGGTGTTAAGGATCTAGAAAAAGATCTAAAGAATCCTCTAGGCTATGACGCCATAGATCACATGATGAAGGCCATCGCTAAAAAACACAGGATCACTCCAAAACAGCTTCATGATCAGTTTGTAGAGAAACACGGTGATATTCCAGACGAGTGGATCAAAGATAAAAAATGAGAGCTAGAGAATTCCTCACAGAAAAACAGACTCTAGACAAGGGACAGCAAGACGTTATCCCTAACATGATGAGTGTTGGCGTACCTGGCTTGCCTATAGGTCCAACAAACTACTATCACAAGTATAGATTGGGTGTTCACATGGCGGGCAGCCCCGAAGATGTGTTTGACTATGGCATAGATGGACAATTCGTAGATGACATGGTCATGGTTGGATACAGTGATGTAGATCGTGAAATCATAGCCAACAGTATCAAGGCATTTGGCTACACACCCAAACAACATAGTTCTGGCGGCAGTAAAGAGCCAGCAGACACATATAAAATCAGCCCAGTAGCCAATTGGATGGAGACAAAATGAGAGCTAAAGAATTTATCGATGAATCAGCCGCTTGGCATCGCAAGGCTGGTAAAAATAAAAATGGCGGACTCAACAAGAAAGGTGTTGCCAGCTATCGCAGAGAACATCCCGGAAGCCACCTACAGACAGCGGTCACTACCAAACCTTCAAAACTCAAACCCGGATCAAAAGCTGCCAAACGCCGCAAATCATTCTGCGCACGCATGAGTGGTGTAAAAGGTCCGATGAAAAAACCAAACGGTAAACCCACTCGCAAGGCATTGAGCCTTCGCAAGTGGAATTGTGAATAAAAACCATTGACTTCCTAGTATCAATACTATATACTAGCTTATAGGAGAACATTATGAGCAAAGTATTCGGTGCGCCTGAACAGGCCAAAATCAAACAGATCATCGCAGAGGGTGTCACTGTCATGCAGGAAATCCAAGACCTATCAGAAGGTCTCAACGACACCATAAAAGCAGTGGCTGAAGAGCTGGAAGTTAAACCCAGCACTATCAAAAAAGCCATCAAGATCGCCCAGAAGGACACTTGGGATCAGGTATTCCGTGAGTTCGACGATCTCGAAACCATCGTAGATATCTCAGGTCATGCCAACCGTGAGGACGACAATCCAAATCGTGGCGATGATGAATGACCTGTTCCACCCGACTATAATATGGATTAAGCAAGACTATGCTGGTAATCGCTTTCGTTTCTGCGTGGAGCTTGTTGCTTGGGCTATCAGTTTGGGCTGTGCTATCACGATGGCACTCACTGTTCCCCGTCCTCCTCTTATGGTTATGTATCCTATTTGGATCAGTGGCTGTGCCATGTATGCTTGGGCTAGTTATACTAGGAAATCATTTGGCATGCTGGCCAACTATCTCCTGCTAGTCAGCATTGATTCTATCGGACTTGTCCGCATGCTGATCAATGCCTGATAAATAAAAATGAGAAAGGTCCTGCGAGCCATAAATCGCCAAGTGAAGGTTGCCGGCCATAAACGGTATAAGGAAAATTAAATGTCATATGTTGATGCCCGCTGGGATCGTGAGAAGGACATCGTGTCCGTCGTCGAGCGTGATCCAAAACTAGGTCGTGTCTATCGAGACTATCCGGCCCGTTATCTATTCTATTACCCAGACCAACGAGGCAAGTTTAAATCCATCCATGGAGAGAATCTCAGCAAGGTCACTGCCAAGACTCACAAAGAATTCATCAAGGAACAGAAGATACACGGTAGTCACAGGCTCTACGAAAGTGATATCAACCCTGTATTCCGTTGCCTAGAAGACAACTATCTAGGTAAAGAAACTCCAAAATTAAATGTAGCCTTTTTCGATATCGAAGTAGACTTTGATCCAGAACGTGGCTATGCATCGCCGGAAGATGCCTTCATGCCTATCACTGCCATCGCGGTACATCTGCAATGGATGGACACCCTGGTATGTCTTGCGGTACCGCCCAAGACCCTCACTATGGCACAGGCCAAAGAGGAGGTCAAAGACTTCGCTAACACCATCCTATTCGATCGTGAAGCAGACATGTTAGAGGCCTTCCTCGGCCTGATAGAAGATGCAGACATATTGTCAGGTTGGAACTCGGAAGGATTTGATATTCCCTACACTGTCAATCGTGTGATCAAGGCCTTATCAAAAGAAGATACTCGCAGATTCTGCCTGTGGGATCAGATGCCTAAGAAGCGTGAGTATGAAAAATACGGCAAGACCGCTATCACCTATGACTTGATCGGTCGTGTTCACTTGGACAGTCTAGAGCTCTACAGAAAGTATACCTATGAAGAACGACATACCTATCGACTAGACGCTATTGCAGAATACGAGCTAGGCGAAACCAAAACAGTCTATGAAGGTACCTTAGATCAACTTTATAATAATGACTTCAAGACCTTCATCGAATATAACCGTCAAGACTGCGCACTCCTGGACAAGTTAGATAAGAAACTGAAATTCCTAGATTTGGCCAATACTGTGGCTCATGAGAATACCGTGTTACTGGCCACTACAATGGGAGCTGTGGCTGTGACAGAACAGGCTATCGTAAATGAAGCCCACCATAGAGGCATGATGGTCCCCAGTCGTCCACGCAGAAATGATACAGAAAATACACAGGCCGCAGGTGCCTATGTGGCCTTTCCTAAAAAGGGACTCCATGACTATATCGGATCAATGGACATCAACTCGCTGTATCCTTCAGTGATCCGTGCCTTGAACATGGGACCAGAAACCATCGTAGGCCAACTGCGGCCAGAATACACCAATGAAGAGATCGAAACCAAGATGGCCAAGAATACCGGTTTCGCAGGTGCTTGGGAGGGCAAGTTTGGCTCCAATGAATACGAACTAGTCATGGCCAAGGATCGAGCCAACGACATCATCGTGGATTGGGAAAATGGCGACACCGATGTCATGAGTGGAGCCCAGATCTATGAGATGATCTATGAAAGCAACAAGCCCTGGATGCTGAGTGCCAACGGTACTATCTTCACTCACGAGTTCGAAGGCATCATCCCCGGCTTGCTGAAACGTTGGTATGCCGAGCGTAAAGACATGCAGAAAAAACTCAAAGAGGCCATTGCCGCGGAGAACAAAATTGAAGAAGAATACTGGGACAAAAGACAATTGGTTAAGAAGATTAACCTTAACAGCCTATATGGTGCTATTCTTAATGCTGGCTGTAGGTTCTTTGATAATCGTATTGGGCAGTCCACTACTCTTACAGGACGCCAGATCGCCAAGCATATGGCTGCCAAGATAAACGAAGTGGTCACAGGTGAATACGATCACGTGGGCAAGGCCATCATCTATGGCGATACTGACTCTGCTTATTTCTCAGCCTACTCTGTGTTACGCAAGGAGATAGAGCGTGGGGAAATTCCCTGGGACAAGGACTCAGTGGTCAAGCTCTATGATACCATCTCAGAATCCGTCAATAGCACATTCCCTGAGTTCATGCAGGATGCCTTCCACTGTCCAAAGAGCCGTGGAGAGGTGATCAAGGCTGGTCGTGAGATTGTCGCCATCAAGGGCCTGTTTATCACCAAGAAGCGTTATGCCGTGCTCTACTATGACAAAGAAGGCAAGCGAGCAGATGTAGATGGCAAGCCCGGCAAGATCAAGGCCATGGGCTTGGACCTTAAGAGATCAGATACTCCAGAATTCATGCAGAAGTTCTTGGAAGAAGTCTTGACCAAGGTGTTGAATGGTAGCCAAGAAGAAGAGATCTTGGATATGATCTCGGAGTTCCGTACAGAGTTCAAGGCCCGACCTGGTTGGGAAAAAGGATCGCCAAAGCGTGCCAACAACATCACAGAGTACGAAGCCAAAGAAAAGAAAGCTGGTAAGGCCAATATGCCCGGACACGTCAGAGCCTCAATCAACTGGAATACCTTGAAACGCATGAATGGTGACAAATATAGCCAACAGATAGTAGACGGTATGAAGGTCATCGTCTGCAAGGTCAAGGCCAATCCTCTGGGCTATACCAGCATCGCCTATCCAGTAGATGAACTGCGACTGCCAAAATGGTTCCAAGAACTGCCGTTTGATCACGCAGAGATGGAAATGACCATCATCAACAACAAATTAGAAAATCTCATCGGGGTACTGGAGTGGGATTTGAAATCAACCACCCAGACCAATACCTTTGGCAATCTTTTTACATTTGAATGAAAATTGCATTGACAAAGATCAAAAACCTAAATAAAATATACACAAGGAGAATTACATCATGAAAGACATACTAAAAGATATCGTAGACCACACACAGAAGTTGGGATTCCTAAACATTGTCAAGGTCACAGGCACAGAAAATAAAACATCCATCGATTCAATGGCAGACGATCGCACCGTGATCATGTTCGCAGAAACCAAAGATCCAAGTCCAGACATGATTGGTACGTTTGGTATGCCACAGTTGGAAAAGCTTCGCTATCTTTTAGATGGTAAAGAATACCAAGAGGATGCTACTATTGAGTTAATCACAGCAGATCGCAACGGCGAAACTCTGCCAGTGGGCCTGCATTTCGAAAACAAAGATGGCGACTTCAAGAACGATTATCGTTTCATGAATCAGGCCATCATCGAAGAGAAACTCAAGACAGTGAAATTCCGTGGAGCGACATGGCACGTTGAAGTAGAACCAAGTGTTGCGGCTGTACAGCGTTTCCAATTCCAAGCAGGGGCCAATACAGAACACACAACATTCTTGGCCAAGACAGACGGCGATGCACTGAAGTTTACATTTGGTGATGCGGCCAGCCACGGTGGCGAGTTCATATTTGCCACAGGCATCACAGGCAAGATTACCAAAGGTTGGACATGGCCAGTGGCTCCGGTATTGAGTATATTAAAGATCGCCGATGCCAACAATGCCAAGATTGGATTCTCAAACGATGGTGCCATGCACATCGTATTAGACAGCGGTATCGCCAGTTATGAATACATCATTCCAGCACAGGCCTAATGATCAAGAGCATAAGTTCAACCGGTCGTTACTTACATGTAAGTGGCGGTAACGCCGGTACCAACTATATCAACAACTACTCCGGAGCACAGGGTATTGGTAACATGAGATTCAATACCGGCAACCAGAATATAGAAATATATGACGGAAACAGTTGGATACAGTTATCTAGTGCCTATACTACAGTAGGATTAGATCAAGAAGCAGTTGATCTTTTAGATTGGGCCAAAGCTAAACGTGACGAAGAACGGAAGATAGAACAGTTGATCGAAACTAATCCAGCTGTTAAAATAGCATATGAAGCTGTCGTCAAGGCACAAGAGCAGTTAAAAATAACCACAATATTGAGTAAAGATGAAAAGACCACCAGTTGACCTAACCCCACTCCAAAGCGATTTTGCTGTGTATTTGCCAGCTATCAGCAGTTTCTATAGCACCTATGTAGCAAAACAGAGACTTGAAGAATTCGTGCCCAAAGATCGCATCCCCGCAGGATTCGATCGTGGTATCGAAGGTATGAACTTCCTCAATCCCGAAGATGGATATTTTACCTACAAGTATGCCCTGTATTCAGCAGGTCACGCACAGTTGGATATCGTCAAGGCACAGACACAGGAATCCATGATCCAGCAACGCGATCGAGGCGCTACCATGATCCTGGGCGATTCAGGTGGATATCAGATCGGTAAAGGTGTGTTGAAGTTTGATTGGTTGAACTTCGATGGCCCTGCTGCCAATAAGACTCGACAGAGCATCCTAGAGTGGTTAGAAGCCACTGCCGATTGGTCGATGATGTTAGACGTTCCTACCTGGGCCTGTGATCACATCCATTCTCCGAAAACAGGATTGAAATCATTCGATGACTGTCTAGAAAAGACCCGTTTCAATAATGACTATTTCTTGATGAATCGACTGGGTGCTACCAAATGGTTGAATGTCTTACAGGGATCAGATTGGGACACAGCCGAAAAATGGTATGAAGGTGTAAAAGAGTTCAGTGATCCCAAAGGCAAATATGCCGGTCGTGAAGCCGAAGGGTGGGCCTTTGGTGGTGCCAACATGTGCAAGATGGATATCACCCTCAAGCGTCTGATGATCATGCGTGATGAAGGCATGCTGACCGGCAAAGACTGGATACACTTCTTAGGTACCGCACAGTTGGATTGGTCATGCTACTTGACCTTGATACAGAGACAGATCCGCGAACACATCAATCCAGAACTCACTATCAGTTTCGACTGCGCTTCGCCCTTCATCGCTACAGCACACGGTTTGGTCTATACCAACGCAGTCCACACTCCCAAACGTTGGTCGGTGATCATGGACAAGGCCTTTGACAACAAGGCACTCGCCGAATCAGATACACCATTCCCATTCGAAAGTGAAATCGGTCGTAGATTAACCGTAGGCGATATCTGCCACTATGCTCCGGGCATGTTGAACAAGATCGGCAAAGAAGGCAAGACATCGTGGGATAGTTTCGCCTATGCCTTGATGATGGGCCATAATGTCTACTGTCACATCGTTGCTGTACAACGTAGCCAGCAGTTGATGGATATTGAAATCGCTAAAACAAAAGATAAGATCAACTGGCGCGAATGGAAGAAGGTTAAATCAGTCGATATGAGTGATGAGTATTCAGACTGGGTTCCACGCAACATACTCTATTTCAACAAGTTCGTAGCAGAACTATTTGAAACTACTTCTAAAACTGAAGCATTTGCCTTGATAGAAGAAGGTAAAGCATTCTTAAAAAGTTTAGAAGGTGCTCGTTTACAAGGTGGCCCTGCTGACAACCTGTTTAATAATTTTTTCGATGTTAAAGAAAAAACACAAAAAGAGATAGATTTTGCTAACCCAGATGATGATGAATTACGTGCTTTAGAAGAATCCTTGGGAGAATAAAATGGCTACATGGACTGTTAGTACACACTATAAAAAATCCTGTCAAGAGATCGAATACTGGAGCCAGGACAAAGGCCAAGGTAAAATCACAGTGGTCAATGGTTATCGCTACGGCGAGTGGACTGTGGAAACCACCGATGACAATCCTCCAGAATTTGAATTTACAGAAGTACCAGGCGGCAATGACAAACGAGACAGCATCGACATGTACAACTGCCAAGGCTCCAACATAGAAAGCGTAGATCTCAACGAGTTGTTCGACGGTGGATGTTGGTATGACGTGGAGATCGAAGGGCTAGATGATGATGCTGAAGAAGAAATACAGGAATTCCTCGATGAAAACAGCACTTGGGATCTAGAAGAACGCGAAGAAGATCCTTGGCACCACAGTGACACTGAATGTTGGGTTTGGGGGCCGATCGCTATTAAGAATCAAGAGGGAGACACCGTGCGTATTATCTGTGCAGATGCGGATGGCAACATGGTAGACTTCAAGGAAGAAGAATGAAAAGAACCTATAACACAGGTGAAGCAGACACAGCAGAGTTCTTTATTGGTACTGAAATTGAGCGTACTCCTGCCTATGGCATGAAGACCCTATTCGTAGTGGGTGTACAGTCCATAGGTACCGTATTAGAACTAGCCGAAAAGAATCAATGCCAGCATGTCTACTTTGGTGCCAATCAGAGCTTTCCAAAATTAGATACCAACGACGGTCAAGGATGGGCTCCTTGGGAGACTATGATAGAACACTGTCTTGGCGCAGATCTCTGGTGTACCTTGGATCTAGATGTGGCCCAAGTAGAAGGACTGCTAGAAAGCTCATTGGTAGAATGCCGCAGATTCATTCCTCAGATTTCGGTGAAACTGCCCTATTTACAACAGCTGGGCTATAATGCTACAATAAAGATTGATGATAAAGGCTTCGAAGCTAGTAATCCAGGTGTATGGTGTGTACCGATTGGCGCCATTACACAACGCAAGTACTTTACCAATTGGGATGAATACTCCAACGATGAGATAATAAAATGAAATCTGCAAGAGTTAGTGTTATTAAAGACAACATAACAATAGGTACGACTATACCTAACGCTTCAAACGACTGTACCATAGGGCAATGGGCCGACCAAGAAATGCTTAGTAAAGGGCATCGTATTGATAAAAACGGTACTGTAGACATGCCAGAATATGGAATAGATAATAAGACTAGGAAGAAAAGTAGTAAGGCCAATCACACTATTGGATCTTGGCTTAAAGAGAGTATAAAAAATACTCCTATTTGGGAAAATACTCCCTTTTACAAAAAATCAAAAAATCAAAATCAGATCGAATGGGATCCAGATTTTATGGAGATTAGTAAAGTAAAAATTGTTGATATGGAAATTGATCTCATACAAGAAAAACTAAAAGAAGGTTATGAAGATTGCCGAGGACAGATGATTAACGGAAACAATTCTAAAGAAATTAAAAGTAAAAGTGGCTGGATTGTGTTTGATGGATACAATAACGAGAAATCATATAGGATGCGTATCACTGATAAAGCTATGAAAAAGATATATAATATTTCTGGATCCCGTGATACTTTTAAGACACTCTTTGAAGAGATAACACAATGAACACATTAAGACAGGACTGGCGTCCAAATAAAGAAACCTACATCAAAGTCCGTACAGAGTTTGAAGGTTTCCATTATTACCCAGATGCAGGCACTATAGATCCACGTATCAAGTTTCTAGAAAACGAACATCGTCACATGTTCAAGGTAGAAGTAAAGATCTCCGTCGAACATCTAGATCGTGAATTGGAATTTTTCTTGGTCAAGTGGGCCCTGCAGGACTTTATCAAATCCGGCGATCAAAATCACAAGTCATGTGAGATGATTGCTACAGACATTTTAGAGAATCATCTTTTACCAAAGTACGGTGAGAGATATTATGAAGTAGTTGTATCAGAAGACGGCGAATCAGATGGTATCGTCGAATATAAACCTTAATAAAGGAAGCAAGATGGCAATTCCAGGCTATATCCAAAAGACACTCAAACGCAAGCCCGAAGTCACCAAGATCTTTGAAGATCTCGACAAGTGGTTAGATTATTGCAGGATCAACCTAGTAGAGTTCAACCCGGCTGATCTATATCGTAGCGTCGAGTATAAGACCTTCCAGCGCACACAGGAATACCTAGAGCGCAAGGCACGCAGAGAAGCCGCTGGTATTCCAGAACCGGTGCGTGTCCGTGAACCCTACAAAGGGCGTAGAGATGACCGTTTTTCTCGTTGATCTAGAGTCAGTCCCCACTCGCTATACCTGCGAGTGGAAATCACATATTCCCAAACTACTGAAAAAGGCAGGACATGATGTTCAAGTCATATGTGGCCCTGAGGATATTCCTTCGGCAACTACTCCTGGTGCTTTCCTTAATTTTGGTGGCACCAATATATACAAGTCTCGGCAGGTTGAGCAGATTAGTCGCCTTTTCTGCTCCGGATCTGTTAGAGCAGGAGATCATTTCGTTTTTACTGATGCTTGGCACCCTGGCATCATTAATCTCAAATACATGAGCGAGCTCCTGCAGATTCCTGTGACTACACATGGTATGTTCCACGCAGGGTCCTATGATCCCCAAGATTTTCTAGGCAGGTTGATTGGCAATGCACCGTGGGTCCGCCATGCTGAGCAGAGTTTCTATCACTGCTACGACCATAACTATTTTGCCACAGATTTCCACATAGAGCTATTCTTCCGTGAATTACTCAACGGCGGGTTACACAATGAAAATCCTTGGTACGCTGAAGAATTGGAAGAAGTATTGAGCGGTAAGTTTAGTAAGATCATACGCACAGGTTGGCCTATGGAGTATATGGACGAGATCTTAACTCCATACAAGAACATGACCAAACGTGATTTAATCCTTTTCCCACACAGAATCGCTCCAGAGAAGCAGGTTGAGATATTCCGTGACCTAAAAGAGCAGTTACCCGAGTACGAATTCGTAGTATGCCAAGACCAAGAATTAAGCAAAATGGAATATCACAACCTACTAGGTGAAGCCAAGATCGTGTTTTCTGCCAATCTACAAGAAACACTAGGTATCTCATGCTATGAAGGCGCACTGGTAGGTGCCATTCCAATGGTTCCGGATCGTCTGAGCTATACCGAGATGTACGAGGATCGTTTCAAATATCCCAGCCAATGGACTGAATCTTGGGACAGCTACCTCCAAAATAGACACTTGTTAGTGGAAGCCATAGGTCTAGCGATGGAAACATACGAAAGCACTATTGGATCTATCCAAAGACAGGCAGAGTCATTGACACAACGGTTTTTCCATAGTACAATATTATTATCGAAACTACAAAAGTAAGGAGTATCATGAAGTTAAAGATCTTGGCGGCCAGTATCGCAGTAATCTCGGCAAATATCTATGCCCAATCTACAGTATCCTATTGGGATACCAGTAGCTATTATCGCAGTCGTACGCTACAGTCAATCAATGCTGATCAGGCCTACGCTCGTGGATTTACAGGCAAAGGCAGCACCATCGCTATCCTGGACAGCGGTATCGACACCAAGAACGTGGCATTTCCCGCTGGTAAGATCTCCTTATCAAAAGACTTCACCGGCACTGGACTACAGGATGATCTCGGTCACGGAACCCACGTGGCAGGCATCGCGGCCGGTGCTAGATCTGCTGTGGATCCCATCCAAGGTGTAGCGTTTGATGCTACTCTGTTAAATGCCAAGATCACCGATACGGGATTTATCACCTTACCAACCATGCTGTCAGCGTTGACCTGGGCGTCGGCCAACGGTGCCACGGCGGCCAATCTCAGCGCCAGCATCTCACAACCTAGTAATTTGAATGCTGTCCTGATCGCTCCGGGAGTATATGCCACCACATTATCAAATACAGGCCAATTACCAGCGGGACTAAATGCACAACAGTGGGCATCGGCACTGACTGGTCAGACCGTGTTGGTCATGGCAGCTGGCAACGATGGCGCCAAGGTGCCAGGAGCCCAGGCATCATTGGCCACTGCTACAGACTCCAAAGGCAATCTCATGCTAGGTGGACGTATGATCATCGTGGGCAGTTGGAACGAACAGACCAACAAGATAGATACATTCAGCAACCAAGCAGGGTCATTATGTGCTGTGGTCTACGCAGGTCGTTGTCAAGACAAATACTCGGTGAGCCAATTTTATATCCTAGCGCCAGGCAACTCAATCACATCCAGTGTACCTTCATTTGTGAATAATTCGGGTATCTATACCATGAGCGGTACCAGCATGGCCACTCCAGCAGTCAGTGGCGCTATCGCTGTGCTACATCAACAGTGGAGTCAGCTGACAGGTGCCGCATTGGTACAGTTGGTCCTGACCACTGCCAACAAGAACATTCCTGGATATGATCCCACTGTGATGGGTCAGGGGCTGCTAGATCTCAACAAGGCCACACAGCCCACAGGCGGTCTCAGCTTCATGACCGCAGGTAATGTGGTCACTGGCGGCAAGACCACAGCGGCCACAGCGGCCTTGATCACTACCAGCGGTTCAGCATCAACAGGCAAGATATCCAGCGTGATGTTGGTAGACGGTATCGGACGTGACTATTATACTGCCGGACAGAACCTCACCAGTGTGGGCTCAACCGGAGTTGGATTCAATGTCAAGCAGGCTGCCTTGCCATACTCTTCCAGAAACGGCTATACACAGTTGAACAACTACACTGATCACGTGGCCAGCAGAGTCGGCGACGTGGAAATTGGTCTATATGTAGACAACACCATGGGAGATCCCAGCCTGGCTCCTGTGATGACTGAAGTCAGCTTCTACAAAGAGATGGGGCCGACTAGTGCAAAATTCACAGCAGGCAGTTTCACAGAGAGCAACAGTTGGTTGGGAAACAGCCTGTCTCAGGGTGCTAACTCTAGCCAAACCACATTCGCAGGAGTTGGAATCCAACATCAATTAGATATTGCCAATCAAGTCTATGCTACCATCATGTCCGGCGTGACCAATACCGGTGCCAGCAACACACTGATATCCAGTGTGGGTCCGATCATGAGCTGGACATGGAATATCGGATATGAGCATGCCTTAGATGAAAAGACCACTATAGGTATCATGGCCTATCAACCACCAACTGTATATAGTGCCACGGCAACAGGCTCTATTCCAGTAGGACTAGACGCCAACTACAACGTGGTCACAGCTGGTTCAGTAGATATCAGTGCCTCAGTATCCGAATACAGATTCGGCGGTTATTACAAGCTGAGAGAGAAGAACGGAACCAGCGTTACAGCGTTCATTGAGAATCGCCAGAATCTACAGGGTGTTGCGGGTGCTACTGCCAATGTAGCAGGTGTATTAGCTAATGTGAGATTTTAATATGGATAAGAGACAGATAAGTTTTGAAGAATTTACTTGGTACATGGGCAAGATCTGCAGGGACATTTCTATCAGCGGATGGCGGCCAGAGTTGGTAGTTGGCATTGGTCGTGGGGGATTATTACCTGCTGTGATGATCAGTCACTACTTTGGCGCCAAGATGAACAGCCTAGACATCAGCTTGAGAGACGGTGGCGATACTGTCAGCAACCTAGGACTAGCGCAAGATGCGTTCGAAGGTCGAAAGATTTTAGTCGTCGACGATATCAACGACTCTGGTGCTACATTCAACTGGTTGATGGATGATTGGCGTAGCAGTTGTCTACCGGACGAAAAGCGTTGGAATAGTCTAGTATGGAATTACAACGTGAGATTCGCAGTGGTGGTA